ATTAGCTTTGAAGGTCTTGTTGATTATACGGACACCCAAAATGTACCGGCAATGGCTACGCTTATGGAAAACCGTTCAAAAATTGATTGGTCTTTTGGAACTACCACAACCGGTGATACTGTTTTTTCAGGTGAAGGATTTATCACTTCAATTGAAACAAGTGGTGAGATGGAAAGTGCGGTTACCTATTCAGGGACTATCGTGACTACCGGATCAATTACAACTGCGGTCAACTCGTAATTTTAATACATAATGGGGAACAAAAGGAGGGGTTACCACGACCTTAAAATTGGTGGCAAGATTAGGACAATGCACTTTTCAATGAACTTTTGGAGTGCATTTACCGATGAATTAAACATTTCACTTGACCAATTAGGGGATATCTTTGAGGGTGGAATATCATTGAGTGTAATTCGAGAAATCATTTATTGTGGTTTATTAGCAAACGACCAAGAACAAGGCAACGAAATTGACTATAATAAATTCAAAGTCGGTGCGTGGTTGGAGGATGTTGATGCCAATCAACTTGAAAAGATTGTCACGGCAATGACCGAATCACGAATCCTTGGGAATGATTTAAATATGGGGATTCAAAGAAACCCCACCGAGGAAAAAAAAACACAAGCGAATCCGAGCAAATAACTTGGGATTCATTAGCTGATTATTTTATTGGGCAATGCGGTATTCCGCCGGGTGATTTTTGGATAAACACTTGGAAGGAAAATCAGCTATTGGGCGAAAGCCATATCATCAAACAAAACCTTGAGTGGGAACGTTTGAGGTATTTGGCAACACTTATCCATAATGTAAATTGCACCAAGAAAAGCCAAACAATAAAACCCCCGGATTTGTTTCCATTGCCGCAGGATGTTTACATCAAAAAGAACGTTCCAAGGTCAACCCCTGAGAAATTAAAAGAATTTGAAGATTTATTGGAATCAATGAAAGACATTCCAAGGGAGGTTGTTTTTTAAATTGTTAAATTTGCATTATGGCAAACATTTTAGAAGTAATAATAAATGGGGATGCAAAAGGATTAAATAAATCACTTTCATCAGCATCAGCGAAACTAAAAGCATTCGGGAGGCAAACCACCGACATTGGAACTCGGCTTTCAACAAGATTAACTTTACCCATCGGTCTTGCCGGTGCGGCTATGATTAAACTCGCATCTGACACCGATGAATCATTGAACAAAGTTGATGTTGCTTTCAAAGGTTCTTCACAAGAGGTCAGGGATTTTGCAAAAACAACTTTACAAAGTTTTGGTATTGCAAGAGGTCAGGCGTTAGATATGGCGGCACTTTTTGGAGATATGTCCACATCAATGGGATTGTCAACTGCCGAGGCGGCTAAAATGTCCATTTCTTTGACCGGACTTGCCGGGGACTTGGCATCTTTTAAAAACATAAATATTGAAGAAGTCACTACGGCATTGGCGGGGGTGTTTACCGGTGAAACTGAATCCTTGAAAAGACTTGGGATAGTTATGACTGAGGTGAATTTGCAACAATTCGCTTTGGACAAAGGAATGACAAAGAGCATCAAGAAGATGAATCAAGCCGAAAAGGTTGCTTTGCGTTATGAATATATAATTGCAAAAACGGCAAATTCTCAAGGTGATTTTGCAAGGACATCCGGTGGTGCGGCAAACCAAATGAGGATGTTTAGTCAAGGATTAAAAGAACTTGGAAGTCAATTTGGTGAAATTATATTACCATTTTTTACCAAAATAGTAGTACGAGCAAATAATTTAATAAAGTCATTGAAAAACCTTAATCCTGAGATTGTTCAAATGGGATTTGTTGTTGCCGGTATTGCCGCCGCTTTACCGCCTTTATTAATTGTAATTGGTTCTTTTGTCACGGTTATCGGTGCAATACTTTCGCCCGTTGGGTTAGTGGTTGCGGCACTTGGTTTATTGGTTTTAAAATTTAATGAAATTTCAAATGTAGTTAATGATTTTTCCGTGACCCTAAAGGTTGCTTTTCAGTTGGTAATTAGCAAGTCAATTGAGAAAGTAAAATTATTAATGAACAATTTAGGTCGATTAGGTGCGATAATCAAAGAACTTATTACCAAAAGATTTTCATCTGATTTAGACAGTATAAATGAAAAGTACGATGAACAAGCCGATAAAATAAGGGAAAACGCAAAGGAACAACAAGACTTAATAAAAAAATTCGGAGAACTTAGAAAAGAAACGAATGATTTGCCGCCAACAATTGATGTTCTTTTAGGTAAATTAGAGCAATTATCAAAAAAGTTTTTTAAAACTAAAGGGGCGACATCGGCGGCAGTAAAACCTTTAAAAGATTTAAACAATATTTTCGGAAACGGAATGAATTTTTCTTTTGATGTTGCAACAGACTCAAAAGCAAAGACAACATTTTCATCATTAAATAAAGGGATTGAATCTTCAATTAAAAAATTTGAGGAAATTGACAAAAAAAGAAAGGAATTTATAAAAGGTATAAATGACACCGCATCGGATATAATAAACACCGGGTTTGCGGATGTTTTAGTTAATATGGGCGAATCTATTGGTCAAACTTTTGCAGGAATTAATGATTCCGGACAAAATTTTGCAATTAGTTTATTGTCAACAATTGGCACAATGGCAACTCAATTGGGGAAAATGGCGATAGCGGTAGGTATTGGAATTAAAGGAATTAAAACCGCATTAAAATCTTTGAATCCTGCGGTTGCTATTGCCGCCGGTGTTGCATTGGTGGCGTTGGGTGCGTTTGTTTCAAATAGAGCCAATAAAATTGGATCCGGAGGCGTTACGGCGTTTGCAAATGGCGGTATCGTATCAGCACCAACCCTTGGACTAATGGGTGAATATCCCGGTGCAAGGTCAAACCCCGAAGTGATCGCCCCCCTTGACAAATTAAAATCAATGATTGGCGGAGGTCAAACAAATGTAAATATTACCGGAGGCTTTAAATTAGAGGGTCAAGATTTGGTCTTGGCATTACAGAGAGCCGATAGGAACAGAACAAGAATTTTATAATGGCATACGGCGAGAAGTTTTCTTTGTTGTTTTCCGATGTTTACAATAATCCTCGGAAACTTTCAATTCTACAAAAAGACTATTCCGGAGCGGTTTTTCCACTTATTGGAACAGACAACCCGGTGGTAATTAAATGGGACAACAATGATGATTTTTATAATCCAATAATCGGTTCAACTTGTGAGATAAATCTTTTTGTGACCGAATCAACCGGGGGTAAAAGTTGGGATGAACTTGATGAAAATTGGAATCTAAGCGAAGTCCAATGGAATGAAACAACGGGAACATCCGGAACGAATTACGATGATTGGTACAATGCCGATGAACGAGAATATAAGGTTCAAATTTCAACCGGGGATATAAGTGGATCACCACTTTGGGATTCAATTACTGACCAATGGCAAACATCCGCCGTTGATTGGGATGATCCATCCGGTCAAGGTTTTGAATTTTATTGGGAAGGGTTTATTGTTGTTGACCGTTATCAAGAGGCATTTACCACAACACCATTTCCGATTAAATTAGTGGCATCTGATGGACTTGGACTTTTAGATGGTTATGATGCACCGAACTCCAATATTGTATTGGATGGTTCATCGCCAAGTCAAACATTCCAATCGAACTTTGATGAGGCGTTTTACTATGTTTATAAAATACTACAAAACACCGGACTTGATTTTGACATATTTGTTGCCAATTCAATAAGGGGTCAAGGGTTTTTGGATTCAGATGATAAAACCATTTTAAACGACATTGAACTTTTTGAATATGGTGTTTTGACTAATTCAAATCTGAACTTAAATGCCAAGGATTTATTGGTTAAAATTTTAAAATCAATCAACTCAAGAATATTCCAAAGTCAAGGGCGTTGGTATATTATGAGCAACTCCAATTTGCTTGACAATAGGATTTATGAATCACAAGCAACAACAGTTTCAACTCCAATTGTTGAAAATATACATATTACCACTACCGAAAACATACCGGCAACAATTGAACTCAATGGATTCGATGCGGAGGGGTTGTCTTTGACTTTTGCAATCACGGATGATGTTGATAATGGTTCAACGAGTTTGAGTGGATCTACGGTCACCTATACGCCCACAACAGATTACACCGGGCGTGATGAATTTTATTTCACGGCAAATAACGGCACAAATACATCCAATGCCGCTTATGTAATAATAACAGTAAACGCCGCCCCCGAAGAATCAGTTACTCCGGGAGTTTATGTAATTCCTCCGTATAATGTTCGACCTTATGCCAACGTATATTTTGGTAATACAATAACTGAATCACTATCAAGAGCGAAAGGGATTGCAAGGTATTTCCCAAGAACTCACGAATCATATATCCTTGATCAAATTTCTTCAGTAGAAAATTTTAACAAGACAAGAGGGTTCAATATGTTTAATTTTGGAATCTCAGTTGGTGCCGGACAATCAAATGGGTCGGATGCTAATTCTTGGAGATGGGCGCAAGTTGGAACAAAAATGGTTTGGTATTTAATCCCCGGAAGTTTAAGTCCATTCGCTTATGGTTATAAGGTAGTAAACAACACAATTGATCCAACACCACCATCACCGTTGTTTAAATTTGGTCGAACTCCCGACTTTGATAATGCGGTATTTAGTCTGCCTAATGGGTATTATTCTTTTTATGAAGTACCTTTTGTCAATAATTTACATTATTTTAATCAATATAAAGTAGGATATTCATCCGCTTTAGGTGTTAACTTTAGTACAATGCCACAAATATCATCGAGGGATGACTACCCACAAGACTTAAAAGATGTCATTAGTAATTTTGGGCAGAATTATATCATAACGGTCAGAATCGAAAATGACTATGTTGTTGAACGCTATCAATTCGCAAGTGAATAATTATGGGAACAATTAGAGATGCACAATTAGATTTATTAACCAACTCCGGTCAAGAATTTATCCAATTTAAAAGATATGACAAGGATGGGGTTTATTTAGAAACGTTGGTTGAAGATGTTTTATTAACCGCCCCGGATGAGGTCATTCCGGTTGGCAATGATATGACTGTTGAATATTTACCACCTATAAAAAAGGCGGAATATATAACAAAGGTTGATGCTTTTGAGGATGTTCATCCGAACAGTCATTTTATGTATTCGACATCAACGGCATCATATCGTTGGGATGTAGGAACTTGCAATTTTGTTTCACCATCATCAGGAAGCAATCCAAAAACTTTTCCATTGAGCAAAAATGTTTATTTAGACACGACAACTACAAATGCATCAAGGGCTACAAGTGTTGGATTAATTGGCACAACTTTACAAGCAACCGCATTAAATGAATCAGAAATTATAGCTTTGCCGCAAGTAAATCAAAAAATGCCGGTAAAACTTGAATTTGAATATTTTGCAGATACCGATTCTGATGATGTTGAAATTGAATTTAGATTTGAATTAACATATCGTTTTTTCTATTCCGGTACCGGTTATGATGTTGAATACAATGCACAGTCAAACGAATTTGTTGAAAATACTTACGTTGGCGGTTCATATCCTGAAAGAAATTACACAAGTGTACAAACTAATAATCAATGGCAAAAATTCACTATTGATGTTCCACCATACAAAGCCGGGGAAGTTGATGCAACTACAATTGGACAATATACCGATAAATTGTATGTTGACTTTAGATTAGCACAACCAATCGTGACCGGAACGACTGCCGATTTCAATAGGCTTTATATTGACAACCTTAAAATATCTGAGGCGGTTCAAACAAGGTCAACGGCGATAATGGAAAACAAGTCAAGGACTACAAGTGTGATTTCAAATTTCTACCAATCAAAGGATAATATTTTGTCAAACGCACTTAAAAATTCAAAACACGATGGTCGGATTTTAGGAGATTTCGTGACAAGAATTGCACCAAATGCGGTAAAACCTATTGACCAACTTATCACTCAAGAGATGATAAATGATTACCGTGAATATGTAAAAAGATTCGAGGGAACGTTTTTTAATACCAACCCCGAACCAATCCCGATTTCATTGCATAATAAATTGTGGATGAACTTTCAAACGAATCAAGAACCGGTTTCATCAATTATTGATTCAATGTCTTATTCTTTAAAGAAAAACGAATACAAAATAGTGTGCCACATCCCAAATCAAGATGATGATGTAAGTGCAGACTTTCAAATTAAATA